GACGAACCTTGGTTAATGAGTTCAGCCATTGACTGCCAGCCCTTGCCGAGAAGCTGCGTCGCCACTCTTGCTTTTTCGGCTGGGTCTTTAATTTTTTGAAGTCTGTCAATGACATTTAAGAAAGTTTCGTTGGCGTCCTTTGTCCCGTCCTTGGTGGTCGCAACTTCAACGCCTAACTCTTTAAACAAGCCAGGCGAAGTGCCTAGAACCTTGTTCATTTTGCCTATAGCAGTTTCAACGGTCCCTGTCTCAATACCGATATCACCAGAGACTTCAACCCAGCGCGACGCTTGATCAACTGCTAGTCCCGTTGCGTCAGCAAATTTGCCTGACTCGATAGCAAGTTTTTGGAAAGCGTCAACCCCTGCCTTTGCAAAAGTAAACAATGCGGCTCCGGCCGCAAGACCAAAAGTGACTGCGTTTGCTTTGACTGCATCAAAGATCGCAGTAGACCCAGCCTTAAATTTGCCTAGTCCACCTTCAGCGTTATTAACAGCAAGTTTGAAATCTCCGAAAGCCTTTTGAGCGTCTTTGATTCCTTTGTCTTGAAGGTCGGTAATAATCGGGATTCTGATAGCCATTAGAGAAACACTGCTTTCTGCAACGCGCTGATTCGTTTCATGACTTCATCAACAGATTGAGCCATTTCGCCTTCAATGGCTCCAGCGTGTTGCTCATAGGCACGCCACATGACACGGGAAGGCGTGTTAAATGCGTTTAGAGCGTTGCCAAGGGGGTTGGAGGTCTTTCTGCCTGCCATGTCAAAAATGGCGGCTGCAGCGTCTTTCTGTGTGATAGTCAAAATGGCGTCTTGTTTTTTAGACAGTGACGTCGCAACCGTGACGCCTTTAGAAGCTGATGCTTGATTCCAAGGGAACAGTGGTCGTCCACCAGGTGCCCACGCTCTGGTCATACCGGACAAGTAGTCGGTGCGGTAAGCGTTTTTGGCTTCGTCAATCGCAGGACGAACAATCTTTTTAGCGTCAGCAAAGAACTGTTTCTTAACCTCAGGCTGAATCTTTTGGAGCACCTTCAAAGTGGATTCGAGTCCTTGAACTTGCATCGTCACTTTTGCCTCTCCTTCAAAATCTCAGCGACTGTCGAGAGGTCGTCAACATCAAACTCTACATCATTCGGGAAGTACCCCGTGAGGACAAGAAGCTGCGCTAGTGAGTGTCGGAAACTTCCGTTGGGGTAACTTTTCCCGCTTCACTGTTCACGATCTCAATGTCCACAAGTTTGTTGACAAACGAATCAAATTCAACAGGGATGGACTGGCCGTGTTCCGTTTGGACTTTGGCTGAGTGCCATGCCATGAAAGCCATATCTTCCATACCGAAGTTGTCGGCAAGGTCGCTGGTTTTCATTTTGAATTTGCGTTCCCAAGCGACAAGCGTTGCGAGCGTTGTCGTGATCGTGGCAGGTCCGTAACCGATGTCGAATCGGATCGTTAACTTCATGTCGGGCTCATTTCTGTTGGAGTGTTAGATCAGGATTCTGTCCAGGCGAAAGTTCCGCCCATCAGGGTGATGGAGCAGGTTGTCAATTCGCCGAGCGAGTAAACAACTGGCAACGACGGCAAGTAACTGCCTGTCAGGGTTCCTAGGGGGTTCGTTGCGCTGACTACGGCCGACGAACCTTTGATTGTCACGGTCGTGATAACAGTGCCGACGAGCGACTTCAAAGTTGCGTAGGTTTCCGATGAAGCAGTTGACCAGTACAGATCAAGCGTCAACGAGTTGTTCTGCAAACCACCGACATATGCCACTGCTGTAGAACCGAAGGCATTTGCCTGAAGTTCTTGGATTGTCTGCGTCAAGGTTGCGCTGGTGCACTGATCCGATAAATCTACGGCACCAATGGAGATGACTGGGTTGGAGAGCGTTGTTGAAGTCGGCATGACGGATCAATCCTTTGTGTTTTTGGTCGCGTCGGGCTTCGTGGCTAATTTAGCACCCTTAGATGGGTGGGTGTCGGAACGCTGAATAAAGCCTCCAGCGAGTAACCACTCAATGTCATCAGACGGTGACGCGACAAAAGGTGTGCCGATCTCGCCCACTCGAATTGAACTGATGATGTAACGATCCATTGCTTTATCCGTTCTGTGCTTGTATCGGGATGATGAGTTCGTACCCTGCGTAATCCGCACCACCAACCGTGACAACTTTTGGTGAGGCAGACATGACCGCAATGTTTTTTGTGATCAACGATGACGTCAGGTTAAGCAGCTGACGCAACGCATCAAGGTTGCCTGGGCCGTTGCTGATCAGCGTCACTGGGAATGTCATTTTGACAATGTTGTAGTTGAACGATTCGACGGATGGAGCATCCACAAAAGCGCAAGGTGGAGCGATATTGCGAGGATCATTAACGACACGAAGCCCCGCAATAGTTTGGAGAGTACCCACGAGATCATCTAGCGCCTCATTCAGGAAGTCCGTGTAAGCCATCTCAAGCCACTTGCGGTCTGTTGATACCTAACAACTGTTTGACGATCCCTGAGAGCCCTACAACGGGCGCTGATGCCATGTCAGTGAACGACGCGAATTGATCTACGCTCCCACGCTGACGATAATAAGCCGAGCCCATCATCAAAGTTCCGAGGGTTACATCTCCACCGGGTGAAGTTGACAGCGAATCAATGTAACCAGATTCTTGACGACGCCTAAAACAAAACGCATTCGCCGCAGCTGCGCATTGAACCAAGAACGCAGTCTCATCACCAGCGGTCGTGATCCCGAGATATGTGGCAATTTGCGGTCCTGTGATCCAAGTGCACGTCTGGTCAAAAGTGATCGTCCCTGTGATTGCTTCTAACTCCATCGGAGTTTCGGACTCGGCCCACATGACCGCATTAGCGAGCGGATACGAAGTGTCGTATTCGATCAGACCTTCGGTGTCAACATTGATCGGCAGGTATTGGGGCATCGCATAAACGGTTTTTACTCCGTTGTATGCGACAGCCCAACCCGCGACTGTGATTGACGATCCGACAACGATCTCGTTTGGTGTGAGCGTTGTTACGCAAACATAGCCAGGAACGATGACGCCGTATTGAAGTGTGTAAGTCGCTGCCATAGCGACCCCCGATCAGGCTTGTGTGATCTTGCGGATCATGGAGCCGACTGCGGCGAAGGTGCTGCAGTAAGCGTGAACCGAGAACAGGCGTGAAAGCGTAGAGGGCTGTTCAACACTCAAAATGCCACGCACTGATTCGTAGTACTCGAATGCCTTGGAAGCGTTGGTGACAATCATGGTCTTGGCAGCGAAGTTGCTGTCAACGACAATTTCAAGTCCGAGGGGGTTGGAGCCGACCCATGTGGTTGCGTTTCCGCCACCGAGTGCGTTCTGTCCTGCGAGACCAGGTGCGCCGACATACGGGAACAACGGACGGTTGCTTCCGTCAACGACCTGTCCCAACTGGCCCCATACGTCTGGCGAGACGAACAAGGTGTCTGGGAAAAAGTTGGTGCCGTTGCTGACGTCAACTGCGGCGTCGTAGAGCGACTTCATCAAGTCGGTTGCTGACAAGTCCCACACGCCCGATGATGTTGCAGCGGTCAAAAGTGCATCGGCTGCAATGTCGTCGGTCTTGAGCATGAGTTCGCCCATAAGGTCAGCCATGATCAATTCCATTGCTGCAGGTGACGTGAAGTCAATGTCCTGCATTGACAACGAAACCTGACCGGCAACTGTGGTCTTGCTGATCGTATTCGAGGCAATGACCATGGTCGTGGCGGACACTGCATCAAATTCTGCCGATTGAGCGGCCGTTGATGTATGGGTCGTGATGGTGGGTCTCACGAACGTCTTTTGCTGGCCGTTGTCGGGATAAGCGCGAGCGCCAAGACGATTGATGACAGGCCTGACGAAGTTGATATTTTGCACGAGCGGGCCCAACACGGGAACGGGGAGCAAGCCTGGAGTGTTGGTCGTGGCGACATCGCCCGCAGCTGCTTCGTAGGTTGACTGATGTTCAGCCTTCCAATCGGTGACTGATGCGTTGACCTTTGCAAAAGTTTCTCCGCCTTGGTGGAAAGCGGCCATCCACTCACCTGCTGATGGCAAACGTGCGGGACGCTTAGCCGATGCAAAAATGGTGGGGGCGGTTGGTGCGGCTTCAGGTGCTGCGGCTTCAATGTGTTCCGACATGGTTGTCTCCTCGACTTGTGGTTCTGTAACTGAGATTTCGTCGGGAGTCATGTCCGCTGAAGCGGCCACATCTGTGATCGTAGCACCGCTAAAGGCGGGTATGGGGACAAGGCTCAACTCGCGCCACACGGCTGAGGTGATGATGATCGTTCCGTCCTCGGCACGGGTGCTTGTGAGAACATCAACGCCTACGGAAACATTGTCTAAGACGCCTTCCTTGGCAAGTTGTAACGCTTCATTTCCTGCAACGGTGTCAGCGATTTTGGCGCTGAACATCATGCCTTCGGGGGTTTCGGTGCGTGAAGTGACAAGGCCGACGGGTTGCGATGAGTCGTGATACATGAACAGTTTTGGTGCTTTTCCGTCTACGGGAAGTGAGCCTGGTGCGAACTGCACTGAGGTTCCATCGCTCACGGTTGCAGAAATTCCATAAGGTGCGGCCACTCCCGAAATAGTACGGGTCGGTGCTTCACCAGCGGCGGCTTCAACATCTACGGCAAAACCTGCGGACAGAGTTAGTTTCATGAATTAGTCTCCTCAATAGTTTCTGTCATGTCGGGAGTTTCGGTCATCATTTCATCGTGCATCATTGATTCCAAATAAGAGTCAATATCAAACTTGACATAAGTGCCACGGGGCAAAACATTGTTTCCACTCAATGTTTGCGACACACAGTCCAGATATTGACGTGCACCAAACAAGTAGAGGTCCTCGCGAGCACCAGCCGAGGTCGTGTATTGATATGAGCCAATGTCAAAACCAGCCAAGTAAAACGGGATGTTTCCGAGCCTGCACATTTCTTTTCCGCTAAAGTCTGCGGACTCAATCATCAACATATTGTCCGGCAACGCTTTAGTTTCGTCGTACTGCAAAAACTCGTTAAGTGCGGCGGTTTGGTTATTGACTCGAGCAGAGTTAAAAGCGGTCGCAAGGTCGGCAAGTTCTTGAGCCGATAACGGTTCACCGCCAGTCTGCTTCAAGACACCAGACGGGAGTGACGATTGGGCGTTACGGTAACGCGACTGTTCAACACGAAGCGCAGTTTCAATTGCTGTTTGCGACTGGTAAATGATTCCTTGAACGGGGCTGATGAACTGCACGAGATCATTCGGGTCTAACATTCCGCCTTGGAAATACACCTCTTTTGAAGGTGCGAACCACACTGGGCCCGCTTGGTCTTGAGTGTTAACGGAGCCTGCTGGGAGTCGTGTAAACGATGCAGGGAAACCGTCAGCGGTACGACTGGTTATGTACCAAAATGCACGGCCGTAATAGAGAAGATCGTCCAGCGTCCAAGCCATGAGTGTCGCATACGGGATCGTAGGATCGGGTTGACGCAACCATGAACGTGGCGCGATATAGACACATTCCATTTCTTTTTCTGTGTCATTCCAGACCTCGTTGTACATCTGCAACTGGGTGGACGAGATAACAGAGGCGAGAAGGTCACGCGCTCGACTTAACGTAGGAATGGAGTTGGCACGGTTACGGGCGTCGCCTTCGTAATACGCAAAATATTGCCCGATGAAGTTTGCGCCTTGATTGGACTGGTAGGTGCCATACGATCCAGCAGCTGCGGCCTTGTGGGATTCGTCAATAGGACTGATCGCCGCTTTCGTCACTTGTTTTGAGAAAATGCCCACTGGGATATCCGATCTTTAGGGTGTGATGGGCAAGCCCGACACCTGCCCACCACAGACCCACAATAGTTCACCCGACCACCATGATGGGTTTAGCGCGGTTCTGATATTTGCTAGACAACGCGATCCCCCACAC